CTATGCAATACACGGAAGATTTTAAACGAGGAATCGTAAGAACATTATTAGCGTCAGGGATGACAAGGAAGGAATTTGCCGCGAAAACAAAAATAACAGTACAAGCGTTAAGAAAATGGGTAAATCAATACAAAGACGAAGAAATAAAAAATGTAGATCATAACAATCGCAGTAAATACAGCGAAGAATACAAAAAAAGTATCGTATCGAAAATGCTGTTTGATGGGATCACATATGAAACAATGTCAAAGAAAACAGGAATCAGCAGTCAATTGCTAGAGTATTGGGACAACAAATACCGATATATATTGATCGATGAATTTGAAAAGAGGATGGCGAATAGAAGGAAAAAGAAAGTTAAGAAAGAAACGAGATGGCATAGATACGGAGCAGGTGCTGGAAGGTATGAATAGGAGAAGAAAATGAAGATAAACGAATATATAAAAGCGTTTTATGAAAAAAATGATGATATCCGTTCGCTACCATGGATTATATGCAAAGATGGATTCAGGATGAGCGTACAAGTTGGCCGTGGAATGAATAGCATCCCAAAGCATATTATTAGCGACGAAGAATGGGAAAACGGAAAAAGATATGTATGTGTAGAATGCGGAGTGCTAAATGCAGAGGAAGAAGCTCTAAAACCATATGCAGAAGATCCGGAAAATTTATTGGAAACAATATATGCATACGTACCAGCAAACCTGGTTGATGTAATTATAAAAATACATGGAGGAATGATGA